GAATTGCTAAACTATATAGTATGACGCGGGTGAGGGAGTGCTTACCTAGCGTCAAGATGTTACGTTATAGCTTTATTTTTGTTGACTAGTCACTATTATTTTAATACCAAAGACAATTACTCTACGGCTTTTCCGGGCTACCAAGTCGATACTTTTATCCGTTCACTCGAACTAAAAAGATAGTTGCCCTAAAAATTTGAGAGGATAACTTCCGTGAAATTTACCGTTAAGACAGACAATTTTGAAAACGTCAGAATGATTTTAGATATAGATCACGAAGACGCTCTCGAATTGGGAAATGCCTTACTTGATGCTGCGATAGAAGCAAAACAAACTAGATCGCAGACAGTCGTTTATAGACATGTTGATCGAACCTTTGGAGCAATAAAGAACAGATTTTTCTGTACAACACCGTTTTCCAATGATGATTCAGAGCTCTACTCAATGCCAGTGAGAGTAAGCTATAAACAAGCATAAAAAAGGGGGCTAAAAAGCCCCCAAAAACGTTTGATGCACTCTTTAGGAAAGTGCGAAGTAACTATAACACTATTTTAATACTTTAATCCTCTTTTTTTCGTATTTTTTCCTGGCTTTGGGTGGGAACCCTTCCCTATTTTGATTTTTATCGACTTGTTCTCTAACCCATGACCAAGAAATCCCCCAATATCTGGCGGCAGATGCCATGTTGTGGAAGTCTTTGCCGTAAAGTCTGCAAGCTCTACCCCTTTGAATGAGCGTAGGAGCGTGTTGAATTCGAATGTGTGATGGTACGTTCTTTGGTTGCATTTCTTTTCTCCATAAAAAAAGGGGCTATGAAGCCCCCTTAGTGGTTGCGTTTAAGTTAGGAAGCGATAGCGTTATGTAAAACCTGTCGCATAAAGCTTTCTGTTGTTGAATAACCCATACCAGATTTAATATCTTGGAACTTTAGAGGGCGTTTGGGGGAGCGATAAGAGAACCCAGTAAACTTAACTTCCATATCCTGGAATGGGAAAGTCCGATCAATTAGGGCTTCTACTTCAGTTTCACTTTTATCGAATTTACTTCGCATCCACATCTTTAGATTATCTAATTCTGTTTGCTCTTTTCGACTTAAAGCCCCCTCAACACTGAGTTCAACTTTATTAAAAGACACTGAGGTATCGGTGTAGGTTGCATTGGCAAAGCGTCCACTTAAACCATATTTGGCAAGTACTGAGGCTATGGCATCGTTTAAATCTTTACGAATTGGGTCACAATCTGACCTAGATATTTTAGTTAGTTTAGACATTGAATATTTCCTTATGCTAGTGAGTTAAGTTGAGATTTGATTGATTGGGCAATAGCCAGATCTTCTTCATCGAAAGTGCCATCATCAGCACTGCCATCCATATGCTCAAGGTAATGATCGAATGCTACTTGTAACATGTTGCACCCTACTGAATTGGTCTTGATTTTTACTTCTTTAATCTGATGAAAGTTAGATAAAGTGGTTATTGTTGTGATGGCATCTTCGAATGAAAGCTTACCACTCTCTAAGTCGTTGGTAAGTTCTTTTAAATCATTCCAAAGAATGTCAGATTCGGTCTTTTGGTTATTCATTTGATTTACTCCATTGCTAGTGAGTTAAGGGGGGTAATCAGCCCCCCATTTAAGTTAGGCGGCAAGTGCTAGGCGTTGCCAAGATTCAGAGCGTAGGATTTTATTAACCTCTCTCTCTCTTTGCTCTGAGGTTGCACCATGATTATCAACAGTCGAAGAGTTTCTAACTGAAAATCGTGAACTGTCATGGGTAGAATAGAAAGTCATTGCTGAGAGGGCAGACCACAATGTCGATCCTCTTGTCTGACTTTCAATTTGAAATTGCTCAACAAGGTTTTTAGTCTTTCGTTCGGAAAGATTATTCTCCGTTAAGATGGTTTCGAATTGGCTTTGATCGATGTCGAACTTAGCCCAACGTTGGAAGTCATTACATCGGTCATTATAAAGAACCATTTGGGAAGCAATGAACTCTGAGAACTTGGCTGGGGTGAAGCCCACCGTATGCCTTGCATATGCCCTAGTGACCTCACCAATGCACATACCGTTTTCACATACTTGATCGTATGCCCCAGATAGAACTCTCACTGAGCCGTTCCCATCGAAAGTATTTGAAATACCGACTCTGAATTTTAGCTCAGTCTCAGATCCCTTTTGTTCGATGGGCATCTTCATTTCTGGGAATGCCAATTCAAACCTAGTGTAGGCTCCACGATAAGATGATATCTCTTTTAACTCTGCACCCTTCAAACAAGCTTTAGGGAGAGTATCTTGGCAAGCCGTAACCAACATATCGTAAAGGTCTTGATTGTTAACTGAGGCATATCGATTGCCGACAATGCCTAGTTCTTCATCAGTATCAGTACGAACTATGGTACGGTTGCCGAATATCTGTCTGCCACCCTCTCTATATATAGGCTCACTTTTGGTGGTGAACCCAGTAATTGAGGTAAGATATGGAAGCTCAGATTGGGCTTCGAAAAGATTGACTATGTTGTTCATTGCACACCCCCTTCAGAAATGGCTTTGTTTAGAACTCTTACGAAATGAGGAAGGGGCATATCCCCCAACCGTTGCTTCAGACCGGTACTCTCTGAAGTGTATTCCTGGTTAAGGAAGGCAGTGACATCACTTGGGAACTTGCGATAGTGAAAGCACTCAGTCATTGCGATCATTTTGTTTACAGTTATTTTCATATGTATTTCCTTTTTGCTAGTGAGTTAATGTGACACTAGTAGAACACATACTTGAGCCTTAGTAAAGTATTATTTCAAATATTCCTAAATTAATTACAGGTCGAAGACACTGTGTGTACACAAAGAAAACACTCTGAAAACACATTATTTATGGGTATTTTATAGTATGTTTTTACTATGACGCGGGTGTGAGTGGGTAATTTATGTCAGAATTTACCGATTTGATTTGATTTATACTACAGCCTGTATTAGTGTCGCAGTGTTTTAGTTACAAAGTTCAATCACTAGCAATGGAGTTCGATATGAAAGCGAAGTACGTTACAGAGAGACAGATAAACGATAAAATCATCTGGGTTTTTCAGCCCCCAAAGAAGTGGCAGCAAGCTCTAGGAGCTCGTTTCCAAAGGTTCGATAAAGAACTCGAGGCATGTTCCCATTCCAACTCAGTCAGCCAAGCATACATCGACTTTTGCTGTAGCCGTGACGGTAGGATATTTGTTGATGAACATACGGTGGGTGGTATGATCCAGTATTATAAGACCACCCGGCACTATCAAGAACGGCTGAGAGACAGTAGCAAGGTTAGTTATGATCTAGCCTTCAAGAAGGTGTTTGAGGCACCACCATTTAAGGGGTGTTCTCAAAAGCTATGCTACATGCAAAGTGCAAACGTTACTCCAGATATTGCAGATAATGTATTTCAGTACTTTAGCCAAGAAGTCAGTCCTGCCTATGCCATAACGGTATGTCGAAGACTAAGGCGCGTCTGGAATGTGGGTTATCGTAAGGGTTTGGTCAACGAAGGAAACCCCTTTGCCAAGATGGGTCTTAGTAATGAGACAGTGAGAGATGTTCGTTGGTCTGAAGAGCAGGTCAACAAAGCCATTGAAACGGCTGATGAGTGCAACAAACAGTCAATTGGTACTGCAATAACGCTCATGTACCACCTCTGCCACCATCCTGTGGATATCCGACAGATGCGTTGGGGTGATATTGTTGATGGTAAGATCAAGTTTACTCGTCAAAAGACAGGGGCAAAGCTTGATATACCTCTGGCGCCACCAATCGTGGAGCGATTAGAGAAGGTTATGCCACCATCAGCTAGGCTTGATGACTTCATTATCAAAAATGAGTTTGATGGAAGACCATATACTACAAGTGTTCTGCAAAGACACTTTCGAAAGGTTCGCCTCCACGCCAATCTCCCAGACGATCTAAAGCTAGGTGATTTAAGGGCAAGTGGAGCCATAGAGATGGCTAATAATGGCTGTACCAACGCTGAGATGAGAAGCGTTACAGGACACAAAACCCTAGACGTACTAGCCCTCTACGCCCGCCCTACTGACACTCAGGCTGGCAATGCAATTAATAAAAGGTATGCAAAAAAATGATGATACTTGATGATTATATAAAAGATCAAAGGCTCTTAGAAACTCTGAACAATCCAACCCTTTGGCAGAAAGAGCCATTCAGTGGGTGGTATGAGGGGTGGTGGCAGAGAGTACCCGAAACCTTCTGGGAAAGAATAATATATAACATTTGGAGACATTACCCCAATGTGGCTGCAGCCAAAGGTTTTGAATGGTGGACTAACACCCACTCTGGGGGTGGTCTAGATTGGCACCAGGATAAGGATGAGGAACTCTGTGAGGCGAGTGGGAGAGTGATTACCCCAGAGTATGGGGCTATCCTCTATCCGTTCAAACATGACATTGAGGGTGGCTTTTTAGAGATCGAATATAACAACGATCCCGACAGTGTGGAGCGTATAGCACCTGTTCACAACAGACTCATAATGTTTGATCCAAGTAGCTCTCATCGAGTGAGCAAGGTCTACAGTGGTCAGAGAAGGGCTTTTATCGTCAACTTATGGATGGGTCATAAACCCTTGTTCACTAGTGTCACAAAATAGCAGTAAATGGGCACCATTTTCTACTTTTCTCTACTTTACTCAAAATAATTTTTATTATCGTTGTTTATCAAGTAGATGGTGCCCCCACACGGACTCGAACCGCGGACCTACTGATTACATGTAGCGTCAATGATTTCAATGACTTACAAGGTTGCCTATGGGGGAGCCATGTACCTAGTGTCATAGCTAGGGTTGACGAGTGACACTTTCGATGGTATTTTTGCGAGGCCTTCCGGGCCGAGCTATACCAAAACGCTAGGGGCAGAGGGGAGCAATATGATACCTTACAGAGAACAAGTTGAATTTATAAATACACTTACATTAAATTCGGGTCAAAGAAAGACTATTACATGCCCTTTCTGTAATGGACGTAATAAATTCACTGTTACTCAATTGAATGGAAAAGTACTTTGGAACTGCTTTAAAGCATCATGCAGTGCTAGAGGGGGCGTTTCAGTAGGGTATTCTTTAGATGATATTAAGAATAAAACCTTTACTTCTCCCCCCACAAAAAACAGTAGAGAAGTGCCTAGTGTTCTATCACATCCCAACAACCATCCTAAAGTTGTGACATATTTGAAACAAACGAACTGTTATTATGCATTCATTAATAACTTAATTAATGTCAAATATGACCCAGTAGAAGATCGAGTACTGTTTTTATCTTCAGATGAGAGTTTTGCAGTAGGAAGATCACTTAGCAAACGCCTACCAAAGTGGCTAACCTACGGAAACAAAAGTAAATTATTCATTATTGGTGAATCAGATATTGCAGTTTTAGTTGAGGATGTACCATCTGCAGCCGTTGTTGCAGAGATGGGATTGTGTGGCGTTGCTTTGTGCGGAACCTCTTTAAATCAATCACAAATGTCACAACTGCTTAATTATAAGAGAGTAATTGTAGCACTTGACAAGGACGCATCGAAAAGTAGTATAAAGCTATCTAAGGCCATAACTCATCCTAATGTAACAGTGAGGTTCTTACAAAAGGATATAAAAGAAATGGATGATTTAGATTTGGATAGTTTTTGTAAAGCCCTATTGCGGGGTCGAGAAAAAGAAAATGTTTATAAATAAAGGTAACCATATCATAGCTAATCGATTTGGTAATTCTAGTACACCTAGAGAAACTAGGTCTGCATCAAACTATCCTTGGTCATACCTGGTTAACTCTTCTTCTCTACTGCAAGCTATATTGAGAAAGATAGCAGCCACAAATATTTCAAAAAGCTCATTATCTCTTGGGATTTTTGAAAGAGCAAGTAATTGGCTAAACCCCCCTATTGGGCCACCCCACCCCACTCAGTAATTTAGTATTTAAAAATAATTTTTAATTGTGGGGAATAAAATGTTTAAAGCTAGAGGCATTGCCATCATTGACTATGAATTGCCTAATGGGTTCATAGACGCAGGTGAAGAGCAACAAAGACTAAAAGATGCAATAGATACATTAGTTAACGGAAACCCTAGAGTGGTTTTCAGTGCAGTAGATATAAGAGAGAGGCGAGAGCATAGAGCTCACTCAAATCCCGATATCAAGAAAATGAAACTACGCATCAGCTAAAATTAAAGCCCCTTCTTTTTGGAGGGGTTTTTTTTACCTTCCCTTGTGACACTAATTATGGTACTTTGCCTCACTAACTAAGTCACTAGGGATGACATGATGGACACATTAGTATTAAAAAAACTACTCGACTACGATTTTTTCAAGGAACAAAAGACTAATTTAAAGTCCTCATTATTCCAGGGAAATTACAAAAACTTATATCGGTGCATATCAGATGCCCATGATAAGTTTTCTTCTAACCTATCTACTACAGACCTCTACGCCTGTTGGCTGCAAGCAAATCCTGTTGCTACTCAATCTGAACAAAACGATGTTCGACAACAGATAGAGTCAATCGACAGAGCGTCAGAGCTAGGTAATGAGGTTGCCACCCATTACGTCAAAGAGTTGTGGAAGCGTGATATAGGCACCAAGATTGCAAACCTTGGCATCGAGATTACTGAGGGGATGCCAGATGCTTTTGATCGGCTGAAGTCTTTAATCGATACCACCAAAGATGGGATGATGCCCTCTGAGTTTGGTGAGCCTACCACTAAGAACATTGAAAAACTCCTATTTAAAACCTCAAACGAAAACAGATGGAAGTTCAACATATCCACTCTGAGCCGTTCCGTATATGGTATCGGTCCAGGAGAGTTTATGGCTGTTATGGCGTTGCCCGAAACAGGTAAGTCAGCTTTTGCTATTAGCCTTTGTTGTGGCCCCGGTGGGTTTGCTGAACAAGGTGCTAGGGTTATCTACTTAGGTAATGAGGAAGAGACTGAACGCACGATGCTTCGCTCTATTCAAGCCTACTCTGGAATGACAAGAGAAGAAATTGCCAAGAACCCCTCTGAGGCAGTTGGTAGGTTTAGCACCATCGAAAACAATATAACAATGCAGGACGTTCAAGAGTGGGATTTGGCTAAAATAGAATCCTACATTGAGCATGAAGGTTGTGACATCCTTATCTTGGATCAAGGTGACAAGTGCCAGATTAATGGATCTTTCAACTCAAGCCATGAGCGTTTGAGGGGGCTGTTTCAGTCTTTGCGAGAATTGGCAAAACGCCAGCAAGTTGGGTTGATCACAGTTAGCCAAGCAAGTGCCGAAGCCAGAGGTAAGGTTCGCCTATCGGGGTTCGATATGGAAGGTTCCAAAATCGGTAAAATGGCAGAACTCGATTTGTGTATCGGCATAGGGAAGCATGAACAGGGTGATGTGGATGACAGTGAACCAGATAACACCAGATATCTAACCGTTAGCAAAAATAAGCTGTCTGGATGGCATGGAACGATCATCTGTAGCTTGGAAGGTGATACCTCTCGCTATGTTGAATAAAGATTTTTTCTCAGCGAGAAAGTATGCCCAAAAATATTCTGACGATCCTGATACAAAAGTGGGTTGTTTAATTACGGTGACTGATGGTGCCAAACTTTTATACACGAATAGGTTTCCCACCCAAATTAGACATTCAAGAAATCTTAATTTCTCTGACAAACACATTTGCATGGTTCACGCAGAACAGGCGGCAATAGCAGACTTCGCAAAGCATGGTTGGGGTCTTCGCTCTGCGACTATGCTTGTAACTCACCACCCCTGTTTAGCCTGCACAAAGGCAATCTTATCAAGCGGAATAACAAAACTAATCGCGCCACCACCAAGTGCAGATCCAATAGATCGGTACAACTTCAAAGAAGCGCAAATAATAATTGAGGAGTCACAAATTGAATACGTTGAATTCAGCCCATTCAAATATCTTAACATCATATAAAAATATGAAGGTTATTGTTTTAGATTTAGAAACCACTGTCCAAAATATGGATGGTCAGAAAGATAATAGTCCGTACAACCCTCACAATAAGATCGTGGCTGCCGGGTGGTTGATGATCGATAATGGAGTGTTGGGTGAGTTAAAACGATCTATTTTCTTTCACGATGAGCAACAAGTAGCAGATACCCCAGAGGACTTAAAAGCAGATTTGGCAGATGCAGACTTGTTGGTCTGCCATAATGCTAAGTTTGATTATTCTTATCTTGTAGCGACAGGTTTCGAATGCCCACCCGTCTATTGCACGATGATTGGAGAGTACATTTTTGCAAGGGGCTTGGATGTAAGAAAAAGTCTCAAAGAAACCGCAGAAAGACGAGATGTTACTAGGAAGAAAGATGCCCTAGTAGATGAACTCTTCAAGGGTGGCACAGGGTTTGAGGCAATGCCTTTGGATACGGTTTTGGAATACCTCGATGCTGACGTTCAGTCATGTGCAGAGATTTATTTGGCTCAGATCGATGAACTCAATCAACCCGATAACACTAGCCTAAAACCAATATTTCAACTGATGAATGAGATGCTTTTATTCCTTACTGAGATTGAGAGTAACGGAATTAAAATAGACCTCCCAATGCTAGATGTTGTTGAGCAAGAGCTAGAGACTGAGCGAAAGCAATTAAAAATAGATTTGGACACGTTGGTGGCAGAGGTGATGGGAGATACCCCTATTAACCTTCACAGTGGGCAAGATATGACCAAGGTTATATATAGTAGGGAAGTTTTGGATAGGGATGCGTGGAAAAGAATATTTAACATTGGCACCAACGGAAGAGGCAGACCCCTCCCCCCACGGTTTATGAAACCAGATCAATTTAACAATACAGTTAAGTATCAAACCAAGGTTATTAAAAGGACGATTGCACACCACTGCAATACTTGTAATGGCAAGGGGCAGTACCAGAAATTTAAAAAGGATGGAACGCCCTACAAAAATATTACTGGGTGTTCAGAGTGCAAGAAGAGGGGTTTCCTTCTTACTAATACTGACAAAGTTGCTGGACTTAAACTTATCCCAGAGGGTGTTAAAGATGTCTCAATAAATGGGTTCAAGACAGATAAGATTACAATCAAAAATTTGATTAAGCAGGCTGAACTTAAAGAGAACAAAAAGGCAATTGAGTTCCTAACAAAGATTACTAGGCTCCATGCTGTAAGCAACTATATAGATACGTCTATAAAGGGCATTCGAACTTGGGTTCGCTCAGATGGAATTCTTCACGCACAGTTTAATCAATGCACTACCCGTACTGGTAGGCTGTCATCGAGCAATCCAAATTTTCAAAACCAACCTAAGAAATTTCCAGTTCGGAGGTGTGTAGTCTCTCGATTTGAGGGTGGCCAGACTTTAGAAATGGACTACTCAGGATTGGAATTCAGAGTGGCGGGGCTGCTGTCTGGGGATCAACAAATAAAAGATGATATCCTCAACGGCAAAGACATACATCGACAGACTGCCTCTATTATTTATCGGTGTGCTCCAAAGGATGTTTCTAAAGATCTCCGCCAAGCCTCGAAACAATTTACGTTCGCCCCGTTATATGGCGGGATGGGGATGGGGGAACCCCCTCATGTACAGACCTATTTTAAAGAGTTCTTCAACGTTTATGATGGTCTTAAAAAATGGCATACGACACTAACAACGGACGCTCTTAAAGATGGTGTAATCAAGACTCCTAGTGGCAGAGAGTTTGCATTTCCAAATGTTAAAAGGTTGAGGGGTGGCAGAGTAACAAACCAAACCAACATTGTTAATTATCCTTGTCAGTCATTTGCTACGGCTGACATCATGGTTGTGGCATGTGTCCGAGCGTTTAGAAGGTTCAAAGATAACAGATTGAAATCAAAGCTTATTCTGACTGTACACGACTCACTCGTGGTCGATGTTTTTCCAGGTGAAAGCACAGATGTCGTTAAAGCCTTAACTTGGGCTATGCGAGATATTGATGATGAAATATTTGAAAGGTTTAATTTTAAAGTAAATATTCCATTAGATGTTGAGGCAGAAATCGGCCCCAATTGGATGGATACACAGGATATTAGTGTTGACCTATGACACTAATTAATGTACTGTCATCTTTACAGAGACAAAAAAAGTCATTGAGGACAAATATATGAATGAATTAGTAGCAGTAGACCCAAACGAAGAAGCTAAATTGGCTGCCCTCTTAGGTGGAAACGCAAAAGAGAATACCAACAATGCTAGACTTCCAAAGTTGAAGGCAAATCAAGATCGAAAGGATGAGCAAGGAAACTCCTTACCAATTGGCCAACTCTATTTGACCAATACGGATGAGCCAGTGTTTGCTGAGAAGGTGACAATACGCCCCCTCAGTCAAATGTTTCAATGGATTCAATACGATCCTGCAGCCAAAGGCGTGGCAAATAAAACTCTTTTAATTCCTAATTTCCGTTGTGAGGCTAGGGATATGAAGGGTGGAATTCGTTGTGGAAAGCCTACTAGCAAAGAACTTCGTGACGCTAGTGAAGAGATTAAAAAGAAGCATGAGAACACAACGTGTTTTCGTCAGGTTCGTGCTTTGATCAGTTACACTGGTAAGAACGCAACTGGTGATGAAGTTACAGTAGAACCTACGCCCGCCATCCTAATGCTTAAAGGCACCAATTTTAATCCCTTCGAAGATGAGTATATCAAACGTCTTCCAAGAGGCAGTAACTTCTATGATTATGAGGCTGAAGTTTCGGCTGAAGAACTTAAAAATGGCTCAGTGTACTACTACGTTATGCACTTTAAGCCAAAGCTATCTAAGGCTCTCCCATTAGACCAAAAGACTTTTGACACGATGAAAGTCATTGGAAGTATGATTGAGGCTGAGAACAACTTGGTTGACTCAATGCACCAAAAAGCATTGCGACAATCTCAAACGGACGATGATGCAATTGATGCAATCGCAAGTGTCTCAAGTTTGGAAGAAGATCTGCAAGACGCATAGAATACCTCCCCAACTTAGGGGAGCTTCGGCTCCCCATTTTTTTAACAATCTTTGGAGGTACTATGAACATTTTAGAATCCCAACTCCGTATGACGATGGATAGGCTCTCTAATGGAGAGAACCTTGCTGTTGATGATCAGTGGATCGAAGATGCAGGGGAGATGTTTAAGGAGTGCCTTAAAAAGCAACTCACCCCAAGAGATACAAGATTTCGCCTCAGAATGTCCAACATAGGGCGCCCCCTTTGCCAATTACAAATGGAAAAGTCTGGGGCTGAAAGAGGCAAAATGCCCTACAACCACATCCTTAGAATGATGTTTGGAGATGCTATTGAAGTCATCGTTGAACTTATTGCCAAGGTTGCTGAAGTTAATATCACTGGGGGTAAGTCAAAAGCTAAGTGGGATGTCGGTGGGCAAACCATTGAGGGCGAGAATGACATTGAGATAGATGGCAAGGTTTACGACACGAAGTCTGCTTCTCCTTGGGCATTTGATAACAAATTCCAAGATGGTTGGGCTGGCATAGCCAAGGATGATTCCTTCGGATACACGGCACAACTTTTGGGCTACGCCAAGGGTACAAATCAGCCTCAAGGTGGTTGGATAGTAGTTAACAAAAGCACCGGTGAGTTGAAGGTTGTAGATGCCAAACCCACGCCTACTGAAGAAAAGAAATTACAAGAACAAATAGTGAATACAATAAAAACGGTTAGCAGTGACGCTCCGTTTAAGAGATGTTTTGAGCCTACTGAAGAATTATTTAGACGAACTCCTACTGGTTCAAAGAGACTTCACACCACTTGTGGATTTTGTTCTTACAAAGCCGAATGTTGGCCTGATGCAGTCTACAAGCCTCAGACAGGCTCCAAAGCACTACAGCCAAGACACTATTGGTACTCAGAATACAATGAGGAAACGCTATGAATTATTTAAGCGTTTGTTCGGGCGTAGAAGCAGCCTCAGTTGCGTGGAAACACTTAGGGTGGAAGCCTCTGGCTTTTTCTGAGATCGATCCATTTGCTTCCGCAGTTTTAAACTACCATTACCCAGACGTTCCAAACCTTGGGGATATGACTAATTATAAGGAGTGGGATTTTGATGGAAGATCAGTTGACATTTTGGTCGGAGGGACTCCTTGCCAAAGCTTCTCAGTCGCAGGGCTTAGAAAAGGCCTTGAAGACCCAAGGGGCAACCTCGCACTCATCTATCTTGGAATTATTGAAAAGTTCAGGCCGAAATATATCGTCTGGGAAAATGTGCCCGGCGTCCTTAGTTCGGGGGGAGGACGGGATTTTGGCTCCTTCATCGGGGGGCTTCAAGAACTCGGGTATAGTTTCTCATGGAGAATCTTGGACGCTCAGTTCTCAGGAGTGGCACAGCGCCGCCGCCGTGTGTTCGTTGTCGGATGTATTGGTACATGGGAAAGTGCCACAAAACTTCTATTTGAGCCAGAAAGCTTGCGAGGGGATACTACGACGAGCAAGCAAAAGAGGGAAAGTCTTACCACCCAAACTAGAGGAAGCGTTGCGTACAACGATAGAACAGGCAAAGATGGAACCGTCAAACCAATAGACGTTTCTAATACTGTTACGGCTTTCTGGGGTACTGGTGGTAACAACACCCCCATAACTGACTTTGTTCCCCCAGTAGCAGCCACACTCACGGCAAGAGATTACAAAGGCCCTACATCTAATTGTGAAAACGTAGTTGCCTTTTCATCCAATATGTCCGTTCCAGATGTTCATTGGGGCGTATCACCTACACTCAAGCTTGGTGGAAGTGGTGGTAACAATCCCCCTGCTATAGCCCTTCAAGGAAATATGATAGGGCGTAAGGATGAGAACGGCCCACAAGGTAGCGGTTGGGATACCGACTTATCATTTACTCTAAATGCTACTGATCAACATGCTGTTGCCTTTGCACAAAACTCCAGAGATGAAGTTAGAGAAATGCCCTACAGTGGAGCTCTTTCTGCAAATCCTGGAATGAAGCAAACAACTTATGTTGCGTTTGAACCGGGCAGTATTGCTAGAAATTTTGGAAATAATGGAGAGTCCGAAATATCTGGAACACTAAGGGCAGAGATGGGTGACAACCTACCTGCTGTTAGATCTAAAACAGAGCTTCGAAGATTGATTCCTATGGAAACAGAAAGACTTCAAGGCTTCCCCGACAACTATACTCAAATCCCTTGGCGTAACAAGCCCGCTGAAGAATGCCCAAATGGCCCAAGATACAAGGTCATGGGTAACTCTATGGCAGTGCCTGTGATGCGTTGGATTGGAGAAAAAATTCAAGAGGCTGAAGATGCAAAGTCAAACTAAGGAGTGTATTCAGTGTGGGGATGCAGCCGCAGTAATTCACGACTGTAAAACCTACTTTTGCGCTGAGTGTTATTTAGGAAACGAAAAGAACGGCTTTATAAAATATAAAGGTGTTTATAACGTTGAACAACACATAGCCACAAGGCGCCCTACTGTTCCCCCAACTAAAGTTATTCGGAGGAAGTTGTATGGGTAACGTGCGACAGAGAGCTATCCTAGCAGGCTATAGGTCTGGTATAGAACAGGACATTTCAGATCAATTAAAAAAGAAGAAGATAAAGGCAGAGTATGAGCCCTTTAAAATACCGTATTCAATACCCCAATCGATACATAAATATACCCCAGACTTTGTTTTGGGCAATGGCATTGTTATTGAGTCAAAGGGGAGGTTTCTTTCCACTGATCGGAAGAAGCATCTACTTATACAAGAACAGTATCCTAATTTGGATCTCAGATTCGTATTTAGTAACTCTCGCTCCAGACTCAGAAAAGGTTCAAAAACCACTCTAGCCGTTTGGTGTGAGAAAAATGGATTTTTGTATGCAGATAGATTGGTTCCTTTGGAGTGGATGAGGGAGAAAATAAACAAACCTTCACTGGCTCTCATAAATAGTTTTGTCGGTGCCAAATGACAGACAATCCCAAAGAACCCTTAAACGGAATATATTTAGAAGTATCTAGTGATGGCTTTGGTTCAATCCAAGTCGGTGGTGGTGCCGAGTTTTCTGATGATGTCGGCAAAGAATATACTGAGACAATGGAGAATTTACTCCTCGGAATAGTCTCAAGTTTAGGCGGAAGCTTCTCAAAATTAGTTGAGATGGGAGAGATCCTTCAAAGAGATCCAAACTTCAAATGGTCTGACTATGGCATCGAGCACGATGGGCAAGAAGGCTCAGACAGTAACATATTAGATATAAAAGATTTTTTTAACACCCTTGATCCAAAAAACAATAGGAGACACTAGCAATGGCAACTGCACACATGCCACCGTTTGATAGCGTGACAAAACCTTCTTCGCCCCCAAGCGACAGAACTAAAACCCCATCAGATGGTGGGTCAACTAAATACTACGTTCTTCCATCTCATGCCAATGAACTTAGACATTTAATTTCGCATAAAGGCATGAGCAAAGCTAGGGGTGACATCTTTAAAGCATGTTATCGCCTTGGCGAAAAGGAAGGTGTCGATGTCAGATACGATCTGAACAAGATGCTGTTTTTTATCCAAGACTTAATTGAGATGAACGAGCGTGGAGAACATTTATGAAAATGGATTTTAAAGAGTATCAGGAACTTTGTAGAGAGACTGCATTTTATTCTGATGAGTGGAAGGTAATGTATCCTGCCCTTGGCCTTGCAGGTGAAGTGGGAGAAGTCTGTAATAAAATTAAGAAAATTTACAGAGATGATAATGGTCATATGACCGACGAGCAACGAGAAGCGGTTGGCAAAGAATTAGGTGATTGCCTTTGGTATTTTGCACAATTGGCAACTGACTTAGATGTTTCTTTGGACTCTGTGGCTGCAGGTAATATTTCAAAGCTTTCCTCAAGACAAGAAAGAGGCGTTTTGGGTGGTTCGGGGGATGATCGATGACTCCGACTGAAGTAGTAGAAATAGAAGCTAAAAAAACTTACAAACAGTTTTTGAAGATTAGCAAAGCAGTAATGTATTGGATATTTGCTATCCTACTAATCCTAGCATTTTTTGATTTTGGGGCAGATAGAAAAACAGGAAGTCAATATAATGGTGCAGTGTACTCCCCAAGTAATATGGGAGATACACGATGAAATATCTACCAACCGATTACCAATCTTTTATTGCTATTAGTCGATATGCTCGATGGCTCGAAGATGAAAATCGTAGAGAGACTTGGGCTGAAACCGTAGATAGATATGTTGAGAATATTGTTATTCCAGTTATCTCTGATCCTAAAACTATCAAAGAGATACGAGAGGCTATTCTAAACTTAGAAGTCTGCCCTAGCATGAGATCATTGATGACTGCAGGAAAAGCCTCATTACGAGACAATACTTGCATGTATAATTGCAGCTACGGCCCGATAGATCACCCTCACGCCTTTGATGAGGCTATGTTTATTTTGTTATGCGGAACAGGCGTAGGTTTCTCTGTGGAGCATCAATATGTTGATCAACTTCCAGAAGTACCTTCGTTAAGCGACTCTGATACAGTAATCAGTGTAAAGGATTCTAAAGAAGGTTGGGCAAAAGCCTTTCGACAGCTTCTTGCACTACTGTGGGCAGGTGAAATCCCTAAGTGGGATGTAAGCAAAGTTCGTCCTGCGGGAAGTCGATTAAAGACATTTGGAGGAAGGGCGAGTGGTCCAGGGCCGTTGGTTGAGCTATTCGACTTCACGATTGCTACCTTCTACCAATCGCAAGGTAAAAAGCTAACAAGCATCCAAGCACACGATATTATGTGTAAGGTCGGTGAAGTAGTGGTTGTGGGTGGTGTAAGACGCTCTGCACTCATTAGCCTTTCCAATCTGTCTGATGATGATATGCGTTACGCCAAAACAGGCGAGTGGTGGAAAACAAACAATCAGAGGGGTTTAGCAAATAACTCCGTAGCGTATTCTTCCAAGCCAGATTCAATACACTTCCTTCGAGAGTGGATGGCTTTAGTTGAATCTGGAAGTGGTGAGCGTGGCATATTTAATAGGCAAGCTTCTCAACATCAGGCTGCAAAGAATGGTCGAAGAGATCCATCCTATGAGTTTGGAACAAATCCATGTTCGGAAATAATTTTGCGTGGCCCCAAAATACACCCAGAGAACGGCACCCCTATTAAAGGAACTGGTGGGCAATTTTGTAACCTTTCCGAGGTAGTTGTAAGGGCAACCGATACAGAAGAAACTCTGACAGAGAAGGTTAGGTTGGCAACGATCATAGGTACAATCCAAGCCACCTATACTCACTTCCCATATCTTCGAAAGGCGTGGAAAACCAATACAGAAGAGGAGAGGCTTCTTGGGGTATCTTTAACCGGGATTATGGATAACAAGCTTACTACAACGGCTAATAAAGACCTACCCAACCTTCTTGAGCGACTAAAGGCGGTTTCAGTAGAAACAAACAAGAAGTTAGCAAAGAAACTGGATATTCCACAATCTACTGCTATTACATGCGTCAAGCCATCGGGAACGGTTTCTCAGCTAGTAGATAGTGCATCTGGCATTCATGTTAGGCACTCCCCCTACTATATCCGTACAGTTAGAGGCGATAAAAAAGATCCCCTCACAGAGTTTATGGTGGCAAAGGGAGTTCCCGCTGAAGATTGTGCTAGGCAGCCCAAGACAACCACAGTGTTTAGCTTCCCACAAAAGGCACCAAAGGGGGCTATCTGCACCAAAGACATTACGGCAATTGAGCAACTAGAAACGTGGCTTGCTTATCAGAGACACTGGTGTGAGCATAAGCCAAGCGTAACTGTAAATGTTAGGGCATCTGAGTGGGTATCTGTAGGTAATTTTGTATACGAAAACTTTGATGAGATGTCTGGTGTATCTTTTTTGCCGTATGATGAACACACCTATCAACAGGCTCCTTACCAAGATTGCTCTGAAGCCGATTACAAAGAGTTATTAAAGAAAATGCCTAAAAAAATTGATTGGGAAGAGCTTAGTCAATTTGAAGTGGAAGACTCCACTATTGGTTCACAGGAACTCGCGTGTTCGGGGGATTCCTGCGAAATTGTAGATATTTGAGAATGCAATGAAGCCACTTGAGAAGGCATTCAATTTAGGACAACGAGCTTTTTTAAAAGGGATTTTTTCAAGTCCTTATGGAGAAAGCTCGTTCCTAAATAAAGAATGGAAAAGGGGGTTCGATAAGAAATTTATTGAAACTCAAAAGCTTTTAGAAAGTAAAGATCAATGCCAAATACAAGCTTCGAATACTTAAATCCACTTGCCCTCTATAGGGCAGAGCTTGGTATGGATAAAACAGAACTAGCAAAGATTTGTAGTGCTATAGATGTAGATCATTTTACAAATCACGATGAGTCTACATCTACGGACTCTTGGACAGGAGATATTCACGGCTTTTCTAATTTACATGCAAAGGTAGAATATTTTTCCCTATTCACAGAGATTAATAAATATGTGTGGGATTATGTAAGAAAGCTAGGTGTGAACACTAAGGAAGTATCTTTATATCACACTAGGAGTTGGGCAGTACGGCAATCATGCCAACAAGCAGTTGCTAAACATAATCACTCCCAAAGCCATATATCTTTGGTATACTATCCCAGAGTTCCAGAAAGCGGTAAAAAATTTGCAGTTCATTTTGATGACAACCCAAATGAGTTTTGCCCTGCTTTGTTTTTAAATAATGAACACAGAAAAAAGGGGCTAATCGATAACGATGCCCCTTTGGGTAAGAACGGAAAAGTACTGAAGGTGGAAACTGATACGCTTTTGATCTTTCCATCTAAAACAAATCATTCAGTTC